GTATAAGCACTTTGATGAAATGTCTGGTGTGTCGTTCTTACCGTTTAATGAGCATACTTATCAACAGGCACCTTACCAAGAGTGTGACAAAGACCACTACCATGAAGTTGTAGAGACCTCTCCTAAAAGCATTGATTGGACCAAGTTGGCTAACTATGAAGTAGAGGACAACACCAGCGGTATGCAGACTATGGCCTGTACTGGTGACGTCTGTGAGATGGTGGACATTACATAATGGTAGAAGTCAGAAAGAGGTTTGAGCAAAGTCTGTACGATAGGTTTGACAACCCTGCAAAGATCAAGCTTATCGAAATACTAGAGAAGCAGGGGCACACAGTGTCTAACGTAAAGGAGAACTACTACGCAGATGTAGAGACTGTTAAGAAGGGTGTGACATACTACTCAGAGGGTGAAGTCAAGAGGGCATGGAAGGAGGAGTGGCCCGATGATTGGACAGAGATAAGAATACCTCACCGTAAGTCTAGGTTACTAAAGAAGTATAACAACAACGTAAACTTCTACGTCTTTAACATTCACTTAACCCAGTGTTGGATGATCAGAGGGCAACAGATGACAGAAGAAGTTGTAAGGACTGCTAAAGGTCGTTATATTGCTAAGGGGGAATTGTTCTATCATATTCCTTATAAAGAAGCGGAGTTAATAAGATTGTAGAAAGGATAAGATATGGTATATGTTTATATAGTTGTTTTAAGCATGATGAAAGACGGGGAGCCTCACTTCTCTGTGAGAGCCCCTAATGCGACCTACAAGACAGAAGAAAGGTGTCAGGCTGTAAGGGAACTTAATATGTTGTACTTACTTGAGACCAAGCCCGACCCTAGCTATAAGTTTGTAAGTCAGTGTGTAGGGTTCCCCTCTCCCTTAAGTAAGAAGGGGGACTTGTAGTGTCAGAGGTCTTGAAATTTGTTAAGCCAGATTATAAGTTATCTGATACAGATAAACAGTTCCTTGAACTAGAGGAACAGAAACGTCAGATAGAAGAGCAAGCTAGGCTTATAAGGAGTAAAGATGGCTAAGTGGAAAGATGTTGCAGCGTTCAACCCTTGTGACGACATGGTTAATCACCCACCCCATTACGGGACAGGTAACATCGAGTGTATTGATTACATCGAAGACTTCTTAACCGAAGAGGAGTACATCGGATACCTACGTGGGAATATTGCCAAGTACTTACACAGGTGGCGTTATAAGAATGGCATAGAAGACTTAAAGAAAGCCGAGTGGTATGGGTCTAGGTTGATTAAGGTGGTGGGCAATGCCTGATGTTATGTCTATAGTCCTTGTTGTCCAAACCTTGTTAATACTTTGGCTAGTAGGAAAGGTGGACAGGCTAGAGAAGGAAGTAGAGTTTAAAATGAAGGTTCCTATGTATGCTCTGTTTAGGCACTTAGAAGAAGAGCACAACAAATGAAAAAAGCCCCCGAATCCTACATGGGAAACGGGGGCTTACTTATTTGTATAACTTTGGTACACAGTAGGCGACTGCTCTATCTTGGGGAGTTATACCGTGAGTGCTATACCTCTTGACAAGTGCAGCAGCATGACGGTTACAATCATCTAATAAAGTAAAGGTTAGGGTGGCATCTACTAACTCTCTACTCTCTCCTGTACCTATATATAGTAGCAGTAAAAATACATACATGGCTACTTCTTGCCAAAGAACTTACTCACAGACCTCATGCCTATACTGGCACTAACGATACCCCCTAAGGCAATCTGATACCACTGAGGCATAACCTCAAGTGCAGCAAAGCCACGGGCTACAATATCGTTGCCCCAATCTCCACAGAAGGCAAGTATTAGTGGGATACTGAACAGTAGGGTAATCCACTCATCTTTCCATGAGTTCTGAGTACCCTTCATAGCTTCTATGTCCCAGTCAATCTCACCAGTAAGCTGCTTCCTTTTAATCTCAGCCTCGGTTAACTTGACCTGTGTCTTACTATCTATAACGCTTGTGGCTAGTCCTGTCAGACTTTTAATAATAGAACCTATCATTTTTCATGTCCTAACCATACAGCAAAAGCACCAGTCATAGCACCAGTCACAGTAGCTGTTAGGGCAGCGGCTTGTGAGGTCATAGTCTCAGGGGTTAAGTCCATAAACCAGTACAGGACTTCTATATACATAAATGTCATAACCAGCATCATAATGCGTGGCAATATTTTCCAGTGTAAGAATCTTTCCATAGTAACGCTCATACGAGTCTCCTTTACATAACAGACGCTATTAACCAGATGCCCCCACCAAGTATGAGCAGGATACCAAAAGACAGTCCACCTATAGCTAGGTTGTTCTGTATCTGGCGTTTAGCTTCCATAGCAGCGTAAACTGTTTCTTCTCTCTCTTTGCGTATTTGTCTACGCATCTGTAGCATGTCGTCATAAGTAGACGGGCCGAACCTCATATTAAGCATGAACTTTATTTCCTTCTCACGCTCCATGAGGGTCTTCTTACGGATGACAATATCCATAGCTTCTTGTTCTATGTTGTCATTACCGTGGGTCTTCTTGTCTAACCAAGTAGGGTTCTTACGTTGAGACTCAGCCTTGTTAATATCTGCAACAGCATTGTACCAAGAGCCAAGCTGTGTCGATATGTCTTGCATTTCACGACCAGCACCAACTAACAATTTAATACCCTTGAATGCAGTATTAGCCGCAGCAAAGGCAGTGACTGGATCAATCATACCCTTCTTAGTCCTTCTCCATTACCTCTAGCATCCTTTCAAGGGACTCTTTAATTCCCTTTATGTTTTCCTCGATTTTGCCTAGTTGCACGGCTTGCATATTAGACGATGCTTCGACAGCTTTTACATCACCACTTATTCTAACTATAGAGGCGTAGTTAGCATCTACGTCTGCCCTCATTTGAGAGATACTCCAAACTATCATTGCTGCTTGAAGAACCAAGGCAAACAGTAATGTTGCCGATATATTTTTACCCATTACGAAGCAGTCTTCCTCCCCCCTAGTCACAGGGGTAGGCTTTCCAGTCTAGCTGAAAGTGTGGCCCATCAGGGAACTTCTTCCAATCACCACCCCATACAATTTTAATGTCTAGTTCCTTTGCAGCAGCCTTCATAGCATCACCAATAGGGTAAAACTCGTCCCACTCCCACGACACAGGATAAGGGACAACATCTACTGCATGACCTGTTAGGTGACGAGACTTGAGTGTAGTTGATTTACCTGTCCTCTTAAGCATACGCTGACGTTCAATGTTACGAACACCCTCAGTTACACTAAAGTCTTTTTCACTAATCTCTAATGCTCTTTTAACAACAGCAACCATATCGGGATGTACCCCAGACAAGTTCTGCTTACTTCGTAGTCCTAGTTTGTATCCCATTGGTTGCTCCTTAAGATGGTTTAGTGGGCCATGTAGCTTGACATATCCACGTTAGTTGGTGCATACTCAGTTATTTCTGTTATTACACCGTCTACTTCTGTAACTTCTTTTATACTGTTGACCTGATAACAGTCACAGTACTCTTTTCGGTACTTAACGACTTTTGCTTGAGTTTCAGCAGAAGATGTACCTATTAAGGTTTCACTACCAACAACAGAGCTAACACTATAGTAGTAATTAGCGTTTAGATTATTAATTTCTGTGTCTGTTAACCTTGTGACAGGAACTATCCAACCCGATTCAGAATTACCGCCTAGTTGCTTTACAATAGCCCAATTAGTTGGGTTGTTATCTAGCCTTTGTTTTACATCTAAGACTTTTTGATTTGCATCTTCTTGCGTAGAAAAAGCTTCTCCACAATAATACCATTTAGTTGACATTAGCTACTCCCGTATAGTGTGCCTGAGTTTGACAGAGTGTAAGAGCCTGTGGCGTTTATAGCTGCACCGCCGCTAGAACCAGCAACACCACTGCCCCCTTGACCGCCAGAAGCACCCCAGCCGCCGCCTCCGCCGCCTCCGACCGTTTCACCACCGCCAGAGCCATGTCCCCCAGCACCGCCAGCAGAGCCACCATTACCACCCTGCCCCCCGCCTGCGCCACCTGTTCCCGGAACAATCGTTCCACCTAATCCGCCGCCCCCAGAACCGCTGTCAGTATCTTGTCGGCCACCTTGTCCGCCACCGCCACCAGATCCACCACCAGAGCCTCCGACCGCAACACTTGGGTTACCACTTGTACCGCCGTTAGCACCAACAGTGTTGGGCGTACCGCCCCCGCCTGCGCCACCACCGCCACCGCCATTGCCGGCATTTCCGCCACCAATTCCGATACCACCATCACCCCCGCCACCAGCTATGAAGGCACCTGATGCGTTAGTTATTGTCACACCAGAAGATGATATATATATCCCATCATAGCCAGGGGCACCGCCTCGCCCAAGAATCTTACCGTTATTAATTACGGTTGCATCATCCTCTGCAATTGTAAGTGCTGCGACGCCCGCCGAAGAAAAAATGTATACACCACTGTCAATAGTCATAGTAATTGGGCCAGAGCCACTATATCCAGCAGCATCTGCTAGTGTCCGTATGTTAGCATTTGAGGTGTCTGAAGATACAGTAAACTCAAAAGGGCCAGAAGTAAAACTACTTACGCCAAACCCTAGTACCTGATAGCCAAAACTCATGCTAAATTCCTATCCGTCATTTGCTGCATCTGTTGTAAAGAATAGTTTTATACCAAGCAACCTTCCCACCCCTGTGTAGGTATCTCCACCAGCATTTGCATCTCTAAATACTTGAAAGTAAGTTTGAGTATCTACAGCAGCGTTTGTGATAGTCACTGCACCACTTTCAGGGGAAACTTGCTGGTCTTCCACAGCACCTATACCTGCATCCGTGACTGTAACGGCTGTACCAAAAGCTACATCTATAGTGGCATTATCGGCAACAGACACGCCCTGCAAAGACCAGAGACAGTTTCCTGTGTTAGTTGTACTAGGTGTCCAAAAAACTTGAAATGTTACTGTGCCCTCATTCCAAGACTTAGGGAAGGCTACACTAAACTGAGCATGGTCATCAGCACTGTCAGCAAAGTCTAGTACTTTTAAATCAGGTCGAAGGGCGGTTGTTTCTACTTGTGTAAGGTTAGAACAGGGGTTTGTAGTTGAGGGATACATTGCAGCCGCAGGAACCCATATACTTTCTTTACCCGCAGTCTTTGCTACCTTACCCGAAAGTTGATTTAGCTCTGTAGCTGTTGTAGTGACACTAGTGTCAAGGGTGAGGACATTTACCCAACCATTGTTAGCCTCGTTCCTAATCTTAAGAATGTTAGTGTCAGTCTCATACCACCACTGATTAGCATAAGTAGTAGAAGGTTCTGCATCACCAGAGGAATTAGATGCTAGTGCTGCCAGAGCGTTGTTTAAGTCTGTCCTTGTAGCGGGAAAACTTTGATTAGCAATGTTAAAGTCGTGTTGCGACATTACGTTAGTTCCTTTCCGTAGCCCTTAGCTACATAGTCTAGGGTCACACTATTTGTACTTGCCGATCCCCCAGTAAAAGTGTTAATAGTGAACCCAGTTCGGGTCTTGTTTGTTATTGTATATCTATCCCCATTAGCTAAGTTAGCTAGGGAGAGTCCTATAGCTGGTGTAGCTGAAAAGGCATCATCAAAAGTTACATTAGTTGTCCCTGTGAAGGTTATATCACTTCCTGAAGTAGTCCTATCAGGCATATCTGCTGTTACCGACACTGCACTTACGACAGGGGTAACATTGGTATCTGTAGAGGATAGTAATAGCCTAAACTCAAAAGCCCTAGCTGTTATGTCAGACACAGAGAAGGCTTGCCAATCAGACCAAGTAGGTGTTCCAGTAGGATCATCATTTGTATGCCTTAGCTGCATAGAAACTGTAGTATCACTAAAGGCGGTAGGTTCTCCATCAAATACACCAGCCCTACCATCGAAGTTACCTGTAGCAGAATCAAATAGGTCTGTCCTATCAAACCTTGTGCTGGTAAAGGAAAAGTTTAAACGGCTTGTATATTTCTGCCCTAAGTCAAGGGCGTTACTAAAGTAGTATATACCAGAGGAAACATACCCAGAGAAGTCATCTAATTCACCACCCCTAGAGTCGAATAGTCCTGTAGCACTATCAAACAGTAGGGAACCTCCCAGTTCTAAATAACCGCTGCTATTCTTAGACACATTAGACTTAACACCAGCAAAAGAAGGATTCTCCGTTAGTGTGGCTACAGCATTAAGGTCTTCAAGCCCTATGGAAGTAACGACAAACACAGCAGGGTTTACAGAGGCGTTAGACCCACTTGTTGTATCATCTACAGCCTTGATAAAGTATGTACCTACACCAGCGTTTTGTAAAGCAAGGGTACTACTACCTACCTGTACTTCTGCTATATCCTCTGCTTCTGAGTATACTGCCCCACTGGTTAAAGGGGAGTACCTTATGATATAGTGGGCTAAGTCTAGGTCAGCTACAGGGGTCCAACTAAGGAATAAGTTACTTCCAACTACGTTACCATCAAAGTTAGTTACATCAGCAGGAGGTACACTTAAGGCTTCTACAGAGTAATTACTTATAGTGTTCCACTCACCGTGAACTCCAAGAGAGTTAGTTGCCCTAGCCCTTATATCGTAAAGGGTTTCTTCTATTGCAACAACCTCAACCCTCTCTGTACCTATAAATGAACCCATAGTTGCTACGGAAGTAAAGTCAGGTTCATTAAACTCAACTAAGGACTTTCTAATCTGTACCTCTGCTGTGTCCAAGGTATTTTCTGTATTGGTAATATCAAGAATAAGAACACCAAGGGTCTTACCCTTTACCCTCCTTAGTTCAGTACTAATATTTATGCCAAGGTTAGGCACTTCAAAAGGTGACAACAAAGTAGTGTTATCTCTTTCATAGACTACACCATCGTCTACCTCATCATATACAGATTCAGCAGTTTCTCTTAGGGTCATGTTAACTTGCAGATCAAGTCCACCTGTAAGACCAAAAGACCAAGCTAATACTTGAAACTCTTTGTTAGTCCAACCAAACCTAGTGTTAGTGAGCCTTACATTGTCACCAACCTGTAGTCCTAAAGTTCTAAGGCCAAAGGCTGCGTTGATAGTAAGTTGTTGTCGGTTGCTCTCTAAGCTAATCCTAGCAATACGCCTAGCTTCAATACTATTATCAGTAAAGGGTAAGTCTACGTCAGCAACAGACTCTTGTCCACCATCTGCACTAACGAAGGCTGAATTAGTAATCTGTGGGTAGTCCGTAACCTGCCAGTTAGACTCTTCACCCCTGAAAGTACCTTTTACAGTATTAAAGTTATCTCTACGAGAGTGTCTTGTGCTTACATCTATACTAGAACGAAAATCATCCTCGTCTAAGTCCATAACTGTGCTTGTCCAGTAAGCGGGTTTCATACGCCACTTACCTTGAGCATACCACAAAGATCCGCCCATACAAGTTAACAGATCACTTAACAAATCGTAGGGTGTTAATGCAGTAGTAAAAGCTCCATTACAAGTATATCTAGCAATCTCTACAACACCTGTGTCCCCTGAGTCTGCATCTGGCACTGATGTTGCTGTAAAGACAGTCCCTACGTTATTGTTGGCAGATCCGTAT